GCAGGACTTCCATACCAAAATATAAAAGGCTGCCGAAAGAATGAAATATCAGACAGACCGAAGACAATGGACAAATTGTTAAACACTGGCAGGATAAAGATCAATCGAAAATGTGAGCATTTGAGAAAGGCTGTAGGGAGCCTGAAATGGGATGAGGATCATCCGAACCAGCCGGAAGATAAGAATATAGGTAACTGTAATGACTGGTGGGATGCGGAATGCTACACATGGTTGGATTTTGTGGAATATATAGACTTAGACAGGTAAAGTTGCACCGGTGCAACAGGAGGAGAAGGACATGGAAGGATGCGTAAAGGATTTTTTACAGAAAAAGGGATACACAGTCAATGATAATGCTCTGAGCAAGATTCAGGTATGCGATGACTGGTACAGCAACAGGATTATAGAGGACTTTCATAAACGGAAAACGCTGAATGGGATCTCATACGAACTGAGCCGGTTGAATTTTGGAAAGCGGTGCTGTTCGGACGATGCAAACCTGTGTGAAGTATTAGAGATCAATGCCGGGGACGGTGAACAGGCTGACTATGTTGCAGCAGTGCTTGACGGCAGTAAATTTAATACCCAGTACCGCAAGCAGTTGGAAAAGACCTCAGCGGACGGGACAACGGCCTGCTACATCCGTCTGGACAATGCAACCTTTATGGATGATGGTTCCGTGCAGGGCGGCGAGATCAAACTGAATTATGTGGAGGCGGATGCATTTCTGCCGCTGACTGTGGAAGATGATATTGTGATCGAGGCTGCTTTCTCGGGGAGTGCTTTGTCCAAGGGAAAGAAGCAGACCACGCTGGTACTGTTTACCATTGGCGAGGATGGCAATTACATTGCAGAGACACATGTGTTTGACGATAAAGGTACTGAGATAACAGATAGGAAAACCGTTGTACAACTAGGTGATGTGAAGCCCTTTGCGGTGATGCGGAATGCGGAGGTTAATAATCTGGATGATATGGAAGGCTATGGGTTGCCGAAGTTGTGGGATGC